ACTACTCGCTGGTGACGTCGTGGGAACAATCCCTGTTTTGCGACCGGGCCGACACGCTGCACCTGCCGCTCGAACTGCACAACGCGTTCTTCCGGGGGCTGCGATCGCATACCGCCATCGTTACGATGGGCTGGAAAATCTCGACCATGATGGCGCAGTTTGCCGGCTTCGGCCCCTCGCTCGACCTGGTGCGGCCGGTTTTCCTGACGGCGGCGCTGCGTGACTTCGTGGTGCATCCGGGCGACACGCTGGCGCTGGTGGTGGAGAAATCCGGCGAACTGCGCCACCGCCAGAACACCATCGACCGCGACATGAAAGAGGCCCTGCTCAAGACGCGCGGCGCCCACGGCATGCTGCCGGCGGTGCAGCGCTCGGCCTTCTACCTCACTGCCATGGCGGATCGCATGGTGAGCGTGCCCACCTGGCTGGGCGGCTACCGGCAGGCGCTGGCCGAGGGCATGGGCGAGGAAGATGCGGTGCGCGCCGGGGATCGCGCGGTGCGCCTGTCGCAGGGCGCGGGCGGGGCCAAGGACTTGGCGGCGGTGCAGCGCAATTCCGAGTTGATGAAACTGCTGACCATGTACTACACGCCGTTCTCGGTGCTCTACGCCCGGTTGCGCGACATGGGGCACACCACACGCGGGCCGCGCGATCTGCCGCGCCTGGCGGCCCGCTCACTGGCGCTGGTGATTCTGCCGGCCGTGCTGGGCGAGCTGCTGGCCGGACGCGGCCCGGATGACGACGAGGACGAGGTGATGTGGGCCGCGCGCAAGGCGCTGCTCTATCCGTTCGCCTCGGTGCCAGTCATTCGGGATTTGGTGAACTGGCAGATCGAGCCGGCGCTCGCCAAGGCGTCCGGCGGGGCCTTGCATTACTCCCCCGGCTACAAACTCTCGCCCGTGGTGCAGGCCGTCGAGAAGGTCGGCACGCTGCCGGGCAAGGTGCTCGACGCCTGGACAGGCGAGCGGCCATGGGACGACGTGGCCTGGGACACGCTGGAAGCCTCGGGCTACGTGCTCGGCCTGCCGACAGCGCAGCCACGCATCACCGGCGAATACCTCACCGACCTCTGGACAGGCGATGCCACGCCGGACAACGCCGCGCAGGCCATGCACGACGTGTTGTTCCGTCGCCCCGCCGACCGACGCTGACGCCGCCCCCGGTGCGTTTATCGGCCCGGCGCGGGCCTACATTCCTGCGTAGGTAATTCCACCGGGGTAGTCAATGACCGTATCCTCCGACGTTCGCAAGACGGGGCCGTATGCCGGGAACGGTGTCAGCACGGCGTACACGTTCTATTTCAAGGTGTTTTCCGCCAACGACCTGCGCGTTGTGCGCACCGATGCGCTGGCCGTCGAAACCGACCTGACGCTCAATGTCGATTACACCGTCAGCCTTAATCCCGATCAAGACAACGCCCCCGGCGGCACCGTCACCTATCCGGTTTCTGGATCGCCCCTGCCCGTCGGGGAGATGCTGACCCTGTTGCGCGACGTCAGCTTTGTGCAAAGCGTCGATCTGGTCGCCGGTGGCAACTTCCACCCGGGCGTTATCGAGAACGCGCTAGACCGACTGACCATGCTGGCCCAGCAGAACGCCGAGGCCATCGGCCGCGCGGCCAAGGTCGGCGTGGCGGCGGCCGACATTCCGACCATTGATGTCCTGCTCGCCGCCGTGGCTGCGAATGCCGCTACCGCCACAGCCGCCGCCGCCACAGCCACAGCCGCCGCCGCCAATGCCACCGTGCTGGAAGCCACGGTGGTGGCCGATCACGTCGTCGTCGTCGCCGACCATGCCGCCGTGGTCGCGCTTTATGACGCCTTCGACGACCGCTATCTCGGCAGCAAGGCGGCCGATCCGGCGCTGGACAACGACGGCAATGCACTACTGACCAGCGCGCTGTACTGGAACACCGTGGTGCCGGAAATGCGCGTCTATACCGGCGCCGCCTGGGAGGCCGTGCAGAGCACCAGTGCAGCCATTGCGGCAGCGGCGAGCGAGCTGGCAGCGGAGGCGAGCGAGCTGGCGGCAGCGGCCAGCGCTGGGCTGGCGGCGAATTACGCCCAGCTTTCCATGATTACCGATTACGGCGGGCTGACTGGCCCGGCGGATAACTACGACTACGGGAGCATCGTCTAATGCCTACTGCCGTCCAACGTCGCCGTGGCACCACGGTCGAGCACGCCGCCTTCACCGGCCTGGCGGGCGAAGTCACCATCGACACGACCAAGAAAACCGCCGTCGTCCATGACGGCGCAACCGCTGGCGGCATCCCGCAGGCGCGCGAGGATCACACGCACACGGGCACCTACGAGCCCGCCGACGCGACAATACTCAAGGCCGCCGACATCGGCACGAGCGTGGAAGCCGCCGACGCGACGATCCTCAAGGCCGCCGACATCGGCACGAGCGTGCAACCCTACGACGCCGACACTCCGACCTCGGCCGCCTCGCAGGTCGAAATGGAAGCCGGCACCGAGGCCGCGCTGCGCAGTATGTCGCCGCTGCGCGTTAAGCAGGCCATTGCCGCGCTGGCCGCTGCGGTCGGCGCGCTCAACGCCTTCATCAAGTCCAATCCCACGACTGTCGCCTTCACCAAGACCGGCGCCGGCACCGCGCAGATCAAGGCCGGCACCAAGGTCGACGTTTCTGGCACGCTGGTGACGTTCGCCACGGCTACCAGCATCACCATGCCCTCGCTGACCGTGGGCACCGACTACGCCATCTGGGTGAAAACCGACGCCACCCTTCAGGCGACGACGGATTTCGCCTCGCCACCGGGCGCAGGAAGCTGGCGCAAGATCGGCGGATTCCACTACGCCAACGGCGGCAACGCCACCGGCGTGGCGGGCGGCGATACTACCCCCGCGATCAACGAATACAGCTTGTGGGACTTGAAGTTCCGCCCCGCCTGCGACGATCCGCGCGGCATGACGCTGGTGGCCGGCAGCTTCTGGTCGGACATCTACCTGCTCGGCGTCGATCACCTGACCAACGGCACGTCGAAGTACAACGTCACGATTGCCGACGGCTCGGCTCCGCCGAAGATTCCAACCAAGTTCGGCGGCAGCGGATCGAGCGCCTACAGCACGCTCAACTGGTGGGAAGCCGCCGAAGTCATGCAATCGTGGGGCAAGCGCCTGCCCAGCTACGACGAGTTCGCCGCACTGGCCTACGGCACCACGGAAGCAACGGCCAGCGGTGGCACCGACGTGCCGACCACGGGCGTCAATGGCACCGGCTACACCAACGCCTGGAACAAATTTACCTCCAAGTGGGGCGTCATCCAATCGACCGGTTGCCTGTGGATTTGGGGCGAGGAATTCGGCGGTGGCGCAGCGGCGGCAAGCTGGACGGCCAACACCGGCGGACGTGGCAGCACGTATCAGATGGAGAACGCCGTCATCCTGGGGGGCAACTGGGGCGACACGACGGAGCCTGGTTCGCGTTGTTCGCATTGGAATATCAGCCCCCCGAATTCGGGTAGCAGCTTCGGGGCGCGCGGCGTCTGTGACCACCTGGCCCTTGACTAGCGGGGCCGCAAGGCCCCGCCTGAACTAAGTGCATGGACCCCATAAAGGAAACGTCGAAGTGCTACGACCAAATGCTCATTGTGGAGAAATACGAGAAAGTGATTTCGTATCTCTACCCGATTGCGCAGAGTTTGCCGCGAGCACACGGGGTCGCCAAGGCCATGCTCCTGGAGCATCTGCTGGGGCAGGTCAATTTATTCATCGTGGCGGGCAAGTCCAATCAGGTCAGCAAGCTATACGCGGCCGACGCGGGGCTTGCCATGCTGCGGTTTTGGTTGCGCTTTATCGCGGGGGGCAAGGTGCGCGCGATGACTCCCCATCAGGTCGAGACAGCGCAAGTGCTGATCGCCGAAGTGGGGCGGATTCTCGGCGCCTGGATCGTCCGCGCGAATCGCAAAGGGCAAGCCGGGAAATAGCGCCGTCATCCTGGGAGGCAACTGGAGCAACACGACGGAGCCTGGATCGCGTTGTTCGAATTGGAATAACAGCCCCACGAATTCGAATAGCAACATCGGGGCGCGCGGCGTCTGTGCCCACCACTTTTCACCGCTCTGCCAGTGCCACGGCCTGGCAGGCCGACCTTTCGGTTATCGAAGGTGGTCAGCCGGTTTTGTCCTGCTTTGGCGAATACGCTCCACGGTTCGGTAGAGCGCCGATTACTGAAAATGGAAAGGCGCGGCCGACTTCTCTCATGGGCAAACGTCATCGCAATTTGATCCAGCAGATCGCCGATTGGGACAACCTGCTGGATGCCTACCGCAAGACCGCCAACGGCAAGCGCCGGACATGGGGCTACCTGGAGTTCAAGGAGTACGCCCTGGCCAATCTGCGCGCCGTGCAGGCCGAGATGCTGGCCGGTGGCTATCGCCAGGGGCCGTACCGGCAGTTCATCGTCCATGAGCCCAAGCCGCGCCTGATCTCGGCGCTGGAGTTCAAGGACCGGCTGGTGCAGCACGCGACTTGCAACATCATCTCGCCGATCTTTGAGGCGGGCATGCTGCCCTACACCTTTGCCTGCCGTCCCGACAAGGGCACCCATGGTGGCGTGCGCCACGTGCAGGCCCTGCTGCGCAGCACCGGGGCGACGCATTTCATGAAATCGGACTTCTCCAAGTTCTTCCCGAGCGTCAATCGCGCGGCCCTGCACGGGATGCTCGACAAGAAAATCCATTGTGCCGCCACGCGCCGCCTGCTGCGGGCCATGCTGCCCGAGGACGGCACCGGCATTCCCATCGGCAGCCTGACCTCGCAACTGTTCGCCAATATCTACGGCAACGCCGTCGATCAGTTCCTGCACCATGAGCTGAAACAGCGCCATTGGGCGCGCTACATGGACGACATCATCGTGCTGGGCCACGACGCCGAGGCGCTGCGCGAAGTGTTCAACCGCGTGCGCGACTTTGCGGCCGAGCGCCTGCATCTGCGGATCAGCCACTGGCACGTCGCGCCGGTATCGCGCGGCATCAACTTCCTCGGCTACCGCATCTGGCCGACGCACAAGCTGCTGCGCAAATCGTCGGTAACGCGGGCCAAGCGGAAGATCGCCAACTTCATCAAGCACGACGAACCCGAGGGGCTGCGCAAGTTCCTCGCGGCCTGGCAGGGTCACGCCATGTGGGCCGATACCAACAACCTTTTCACCTGGCTGGAGAAACGGCATGCAATTCAACTCGATTAACACCCGCGCCGACCTGGACGCGCTGGCCGGCACGCCCGAGCACGACGCCTTCCTGGCCGCGCTGGGCGGCTCGTTGTGGCGGCTGGAGAAAGACGACACGGCCGGCGTCTGGCGAGCCGTTGCGGACAGCACCACCGTCAAGCGCTTCGGCTTCACCAGCGCCGACTTCCCCAAGGCTTTGCCGCCCGCGCTGCCGGCCTACGTGGCGCCGCCGGTCGGCGAGGACATCCTGCGCGAAATCGCCGCACTGGAGCAAACCACGATGCTGCCCCGCGTCACGCGCGAATTCATGCTGGGCTTCATGGAAGCGAACGCCACGCCGGCCCAGCTCGCGGCGAACGTCGGCTACACCAAGGTCAAGGCGCTCGACGGCCAGATCAAGGCACTGAGGATCAAGTTGTGAAGGCCTTGACGATCTGGCTCTGCTCGGCCTACGTGCTGTGGGTGATGTTCCTTGCCGTCATGGCCTTGCGCTGGACATGGCGCGAACTACCCGGCATCACACGCGCGCTGGCCGTGCCGGCGGTAATCATCGCGGAACTGCTCGATGTCGGGTTCAACCTGGCCGCGACGATCCCCTTCCTTGACTGGCCGCGCGAGGCGACTTTCAGCCAGCGAATGGGGCGGTACAAGCGTGAATCCGGGCTGCGTAGCAAGATCGCGCGCTGGGTGTGCGCGAACCTGCTCGACCCGTTCGAGGTGGGAGGGCATTGTCGATGAACGAAACCGTCATGCTTGCCATTGCCTCTTCGCTGGTGGCCACGCTATTCGGGCTGCTCGTGCTGATCGTGGGCTGGCTGGGCAACAAGCTCTACGCCAAGCTCGACGAAATGTCGAAGAACCTCGCCGCCATGGCCGGCGAGCTGCACACTCGTATCAACGGCATTGACCGCCGGCTGACGGTGGTCGAGACGCATCACGAGATTCGTCCCAGCACTAACGGCAAGTGAAAGGAGCATGACCATGTTCGGAGCACTATTTTCTTTCCTCAGCGGCTCGGCCTTCCGCATGATTTGGGGCGAAGTTTCCAGCTTCTTCCAGAAAAAGCAGGATCACGAGTTCGAGCTTGAGCGCCTGCGCTTGCAAGGCGCCATGGAAGCCGCCCAGCATGAGCGCAACCTCGAAGCCATGCGCGTGCAGTCCGAGCTGGGCGTCAAGACCATCGAGGCCCAGCGCGACGCCGCCGTGGTGCAGCTCGAAACCGACGCCTGGCTGGCGGCAGTGCGCGACGTGGGCAAGCAAACGGGCATCAAGTTCCTCGACATCTGGAACGGCAGCGTGCGGCCCCTACTGGCCACGCTGGCCATTCTGGTCGTGGTGGCCGAAGTCGTCGCCACCGGCTGGATTCTGTCGGACTGGCACAAGGAGCTGGTCGCCGCCATCCTCGGCCTGTACGTCGCCGACCGCAGCTTGAGCAAGCGCGGCAAATGATCGACCTCGCCGTCGAAGTCGCCGCCGCCCTCGCGCGCCGCTTCGAGGGCTGCTACCCGCGCCCCTACCTCTGCCCGGCCGGCGTGCCGACCATCGGCTACGGGGCGACCTACTACGAGGACGGCACCCGCGTCACCCTGTTCGACGCGCCGATCACGCGCGAGCGGGCCGAATCGCTGCTGCTCTGGATGGTGCGCACGCGCTACCTGCCGGCCGTGATTCGGCTTTGCCCGAACATCGACGACCCGCTGCGCCTGGCGGCGATCATCGACTTCACGTTCAACCTCGGCGCCGGCGCGCTGTCGGCCAGCACTCTGCGCCGTCGCATCCTAGCCGAGCGCTGGGAGGACGTGCCGACCGAGCTACGGAAATGGGTCAAGGGCGGCGGCAAAGTGCTGCGCGGCCTGGTCAGGCGACGCGAGGCCGAGGCGGCGCTGATTGCTGTCTAATACTACCGGCTACCACTAGAAAGCATCAGGGTTTTAGATGGCCGTGAATGCTCGTTTATTTTAGACAGTGAAGCACTAAAACCCTTGCTATGACTGGCGCGGCAAGGCTTCGCACCATTTCTGTACCTCGTAGCGGGACAGCTTGACGTCGGGCGACCAGAAGCCAGGCGCCAGCCCGGCCTTCTGCTTCAGATGCGCCATGAACAGGCGGGGTTCCGGCAGGCTCTCCCACACCTGCGGCAGAAAGGTACCGCGATGCATGCCGCATTCAAGGATGACGCCGTCGATGTTCGGGCGCAGTTGGGCGACGGCCTCCGCTTCGCTGGCGAAGCTCAACGGCGTGGCCGGTGTCAGCAGCGACACCTCGACGCGGGTGATGGCCAGATCGTCCTGTCGCAGCGGCGTGAAGCGCGGGTCGCGGAAGGCCGCGGCCCGGGCATTGGCGCGCACGTCCTGATCCAACGGCCGCCAGGCTTCGAGCGAGCCGATGCAGCCACGCAGATTTCCATGCTGGGTCAGGGTGACGAAGGTCGCTCCCGGCGCGTGCAATGCCGGATGGTCGGGTTCGGGGCGCGCTGCCTTGCCGAATTCGGCCGCGATGGCGTTGCGGGCGCGGAGCAGCAGTGCCGTGCCGAGAGCATCAGTGGACATGGCTGCTTTCCTCGAAGGCAAAGGAGGCATAGCCGACGACGCGCGATTTGTCGCCGGCCGTATCGCCGGAATTGCGCAGGTCGAGCAGGGTCGGCGTCAGCCCGCGCCGCCGCGCCACTTCGATCATGCCGTTGATCGGCAGCGCGCCGCAGGCCTGCTCGAATTCGGTGAGCGGGGCCAGCCGCAGGATGCTGGCGGTCGTCGCCTGGTCCTTCTGCCGGGCCGTGGCGTAGGGCAGATAGTGGGACAGGTCGGAACTGATCACGATCAGCGTCTCCGCTCCGCCCCACAGCAGGTCGATGACTTCGGCGATCGCGTGGCTGTTGGTCTGGCCGACGACGAAGGGGACGAGGCGGAATTCGTCGAGCATCTCCTGCAGGAAGGGCAGCTGCACCTCGAGCGAATGCTCCATGGCATGGGCGGCGGCGCTGACGCTGACTTGCGGCAGCGCCTGCGCGGCCTGCATGGCTGCCAGGTCCAGCGGCACGACGCCGAGCGGCGTGGCGAAAGCGGAGGCCTCGGGCAGGGCGAGACCGTTGACCGCGACGCGATGGGCTGGCCCGAACAGCACGACGCGGCGGATCGTCCCGGCGAGCGGCGCCAGCAGCGCGTAGGCGCTGGCGGCGACCGGCCCCGAGTAGATGTGGCCGGCATGGGGCACGATCAGGGCCTTGGGCGTGAGGTGCTTTGCCGCCGCCGGGCGGGCCTCGGCCAGCATGGCGGCGACTTCGCCGGCGAGAGCCTCGGGCTCGCCGGTGTAGAACATGCCGGCGACGGCGGGTGGACGAATATGCTCTTGCATGATCGTTTCCTGGTTAAAGGGCGAGCAGCCCGGCGCCGATGCCGGCGGCGATGGCGATCATGCCGGGTAGCACA